CTGTAAGACACCCCCACCAAGGACCCCCACAGACAAGGAGAGACTACCCTATATACAAAAAAAAGAAAAAAATAATAATATATACTATACTAGACTCCTTCCCCTTGTTTCATTGACCTTCTGCACCCTGACTTTGTTCGTGGAACAAATATTAGATTTTAGTCCCGATACGTCAGCATCTCTTACCTATCCATTAAATTCCAAAACGAACAAAGTCCCTCACGAACTTTGTTTGGAACTTAGTCACGCCTTGACTTGGCAAGACCTCTTGGCGTAGGTTGGGCGGTGTTGAGCGATGAGGACCGGATGACAGACCTGACGACCCCCACGGCTGAGCAGGCCCGACTCTACTCCAAACTCGGCTGGGCCTTGGTCCCTATCCCCGCTGGCTCCAAGGCCCCCGATACCTTCGGCTGGCAGACCAATGGGATCGACCCGTCGCACTGGGACAAGAACCCCACCCACAACATCGGCATCCTGCACAGCCTGAGCGGGACATGCGCTCTCGACATCGACAACATGGAGCACACCCGGATCATCTGCCGGGAGATGAATATTGACCTCGACGCCCTCTTGAACGGCTCACCCCGAATCGTGGGTAGGCCAGACAGGGGAAAGGTTCTGTTCAGCGCCCCTGAAGGTGTCAACCTCACCACCCGCAAGATAAGTTGGCCCGTGCAGGACGACCCGCGTCGGACTGAGGTTGTGTTCGAGTTGCGGGCAGGGTCTGTGCAGGACGTGCTGCCGCCCTCCATACACCCCGACACCGGCAATCCATATCGCTGGGCTGGCCCCTCCATCTATGATGGCCTGCCCCCGATACCGGACCAACTCCTGACGCTCTGGAGGGACTGGGACAAGTTCCGTCGCCAACTTGCGGACATCTGCCCGTGGAGGAAAACACCTGAATTTACCCCACCGCCCCGCAAGAACCGCAGGGTAGGAAATCAGGGTCAAAGCGTTATCGGAGCATACAATGACGCCGTGTCCATCACAGAGGCTCTAGAGGCGGCTGGATACCGTCAGTTCGGCAAGAGGTGGCTATCCCCCAACAGCACGAGCGGCCTGCCTGGTGTCGTTGTGTTCGATGACGGGCGCGCTTACAGCCATCACGCATCCGACCCGTTCGACCCGGATCATTGCTTCGATGCCTTTGATCTGTTCTGTGCCTATCAGCATATGGGCAATGTATCCAACGCCGTGAAGGCTGCGGCGGAAATCCTGAATATCTCCCAGATACCGGAAGGGCCGACTGAAGAGGATCGGGAGATGGTGCGCCACGGCGCTGAAGTCTGGGCCAGCATCAAGTCAAAGCCGGAACAAGACGAAACCATCCCGAAACATCTCCTGACGGTGCCGGGAGTTTTGGGGGACGTGGTGACGTATTCCGCCGCCACGGCAATCAAACTGCAACCGCAGTTCGACGTGCAGACTGCGCTTGCCATCGGGTCCGTCGCAATGGGGCGTCGGTTCGTGACCGACAACCACAACATGACCGGCCTCTACTTCCTGAATATCGGCAAGACAGGATCAGGCAAAGAACATGCCAATACAGTTTTGGAGGACATCCTCGAAGCGGCTGACGCCATTCATCTGCGCGGCCCTAACGGATACACCTCCGCACCCGGCGTCATATCCACGCTGAAGGACAAGCCGACGCATGTTGCTGTGATTGACGAGTTCGGCTCGATGCTGTCCTCCGCAGGGGCGCGAGGCAACCAGCACAAGAAAGACGCCCTTGTGATGCTGATGGAGGCGTTTGGGCGGCAAACAAAAACCCTGCGCAACGTCGGATACGCCACCCTTCAGATGACCGAAGGCCAGAAGAAGGCTCTTGACGTGGAAATCAAGTCTCCCTCGATTACCCTGATCGGCATGACGACACCGGAAACCTTCTACGAGGCAATCGGCGGCAAGGACGTTGCGAGCGGCTTCCTGAACCGCTTCCTGATCGTGGAGAGCCACAGACCCCGCGAACTGTCCCGAACCCCAGCCATGATTGACCCACCGAAGACCGTTACCGATTGGGTCAAGACCGCAGCCACAGCAACGGCGGACAGCGGAAATCTGTCCGGTGACAACGGGCATGAGTTCCCGCCGACACCGATCCTGATCCCATTCAGCAAAAAGGCCAGAGACCTGCTAAGGGAATACGAGCAGCACTTGAACGACTGGCAGGACAAACTGCCGCCGGTTCAAGCCGACATGCTGAACAGGACAAGAGAGGTCGCCATGAGACTGAGCCTGATAGTGGCACATAGCCTTGGTGACAGGGAGATCACCGTTGACGCAATGCAATGGGCGCTTGACTACGTTGACTACTACGCCAGACAGACACTGCAAACCATGTTGCTTAACTTGGCCGAAGGCGACACCGACGCCCTGCGAAAGAAAATCGCAGACTGCATCATGAACGCAGGGCCTGCTGGCCTGACAATGCGGGAACTTATCGACAAGAACCCCAAGCTGGGGAACCTTAAGAAATACGAGCGGGACGGGCTGCTTGAAATGGTATGCGCCGACTACCCGATAGAAAGGCTCCTGTCCAAGCCCGCAGGCGGTAAGGGCAGGCCGTCCATCATTCACCGGAAGATTCAGGACGATTGAACTTTCCTTCGATTTCCAGGATTTCATAGGCTCGCAGCTTGGGAACATACTCACCCCACTGGTAAATCGCCTGCGTGCTGATACCCAAAGCATCGGCCAACTTCCGCCGCGAGCCAAAGACCTTGATTGCCGCGTCTACCGTCATCATGCCAAGTGCTCCATCTTTTGTTGCAAAGCGCACTTGACTTATGCCCGAAACAGGGTTTATGTTCAACCCGTTGAGTAGAACAGAAAGGAGAGTTGCGATGAGCAACATTGACGCGCTTGCGCGCGACTGGCTTGACACCAAGCGCGCAGAAAACGAGGCGGCTGCGCGACGCCTCAAGATCGAAGAGCAACTTGCTGCGGCTCTCGATGTGAAGGATGAAGGCAGCATCACCCACAATCTGGAAGCCCACAAGGTTACGCTCACGCAACCCGTGTCGCGCAAACTTGATGAGGCCGTATGGGCAACAGTCAAGGGGGAGGTTCAGCCCGATCTTTGGCCTGTCAAAACCAAGACCGAGGCAGACGCGACTGGAATCAAGTGGCTGGAGAAAAATGATCCTGCTACATGGCGCAAATTGGCACCTGCGTTCACCAGCAAGAAAGGAAAGATCAACGTGAAAGTGGAGGCTATCTGATGGCTATTGACCTTACAGAACTGGAACGACCGACAGGGCAACGACCTGTAATCCTTACCCTTTTTGGAGAGGGCGGGATGGGTAAGACGACTTTGGCGGCAATGTTCCCAAAGCCGGTCTTCATTCGAACCGAAGACGGCACGGCATCCCTGCAAGGGAATGAGAACGTCGCCATGTTCCCGATTGCTACGTCCACGCAAGACGTTCTGGACGCAATCGAGTCGCTTGCCACACAGGAGCATGAGTTCAAGACTCTTGTGCTGGACAGCATCACGCAGCTTGCGACCATGATCGAGCACGAGATTGTTGCGGCTGACCCGAAGGCGAAGTCGATCAATCAGGCTGGCGGTGGATACGGGGCTGGCTACAGCGCGGCGTCCGAGAAGCACCGACAGATTCGGGAATGGGCGGGCGCGCTGGCCTACGAAAAGGGAATGAACGTGGTGTTCATCGGCCACGCGGATGTGGAGACGATGGACCTGCCCGACATGGACCAGTACAACCGATACAGCGTTCGGCTTCACAAGAAGTGCATCTCCCACTACACGGATAACGTGGATGCGGTTTGCATGGTCCGACTCAAGACTTTCGTTCGCGGTGCAGAGGGCGACAAGAAGCGCGCCATCAGTACGCAGGAGCGCGAAGTCATCTGTCATCCGCAAGCGGCAAGCGTCACGAAAAACCGCTTCAACATCACCGAGCCGCTTCCGTTTACTTTTGACGGTGGCAATCCTTTCGACCAATGGGTAGCAAAGTAAGGAGACCCGACCCATGACCATGAACCTCTCTGGCTTCGATGCCAACACCGTCGAACCGACGGCAACCTACGAGCCAATTCCGGCTGGATGGTATAAGGCGGTGTTCACCGCTTCCGAGGAGAAGCCCACGAAGGCACAGACCGGCAGTTACCTGCAACTGACGGCAGAGGTGATCGAGGGCGAGCATCGAGGGCGCAAGCTGATCGAGCGCCTGAACCTCAACAACCCCAACAGCACGGCGGTTGAGATCGCACAACGCACGCTTTCGGCCATCTGTCGCGCAACTGGCGTGATGACCCCGCGCGACTCGTCGGACCTCCATGACAAGCCGTTCATGGTGCAGGTCAAGGTAAAGCCCGGAGACGGCAACTACGGGCCGTCCAACGAGGTTGGAGGCTACGAAGCAACCTCTGGCGGTGCAGCACCCGCAGCGGCACCTGCTGCATCTGGTGGCGCGTCCGTCCCACCGTGGAAGCGGTAATTGCCATCTATCAAGAAGTGGGGCGGCGCGTCCGCCCCATCACTGGATAGAAGGAGAACAGTCATGAATCTAGGTGAGTTGAAGGCTATCATTGATAGCCTCACAGAACTTCATGGAGCAGATGCAAGAGTTGATTTCATGTATCAGAAGTCTTCTGGCCGAACTGGCGTTGAGCACATTACTGGCTATCAGGCGTTCTGCTCGAATCCTGTGAAGATTGTCCGCTTCACAATCGGTCATCCGAGGGGAGAACAGGCGTGAACCTGGAGCAGCACACGACGCCGGAAACAATCCGGCGCATATACGAGCATTACGTCACCAAGAGAAAAAACGAGCACCGCCCCCACCTTGGCGGCTCACAGATTGGACGGGAATGCTCTCGTGCGCTTTGGTATCAGTTTCGATGGGCCTGGACGCCGCGTTTCGAGGGCAGGATGCTTCGTCTTTTCGAGACTGGAGACAGGGAAGAGGACCGCATTGTCAGGAACCTGCGCGACATTGGTGTTACGGTGTGGGACAGAGACCCGGAGACGGGCAAGCAGGTCCGTTTCGAGGCATGTGGTGGTCACTTCGCATTGAGCCTTGATGGCGTCGGTGAGGGCTTCCCCGAAAGCACTCAGCCGCACACCTTGGAGTTCAAGACGATGAACACCAAGAATTTCAGGGCGCTCAAGAACAAGGGCCTCCAAGAAGCGCAGCCGGTCTATTGGGCGCAGTGCCAGATAGGTATGCACCTGAGCGGAATGGAGCGATGCTACTTTTTCAGCGTATGCAAAGAGACGGATGAAATTTACGGTGAGCGCGTCAAGCTGGATAAGGCCGAGGCGCTAAAGCTTCTGGCGAAGGCCGAGAGTATCGTGTTTGCCGACAACCCGCCCCCTCGCATCACCGAGGACATGACGGACTGGCGCTGCAAGTTTTGCCCATACATCTCAATCTGCCACGGCTGCAAGATACCGGAGGCTCATTGCCGGACCTGCGCACACGCCACGCCAGAGCGTGACGGAACATGGTCCTGCGCCAAGCGGCATGACTTTGGTAGGGTGTGCGAAGATCATCTGTTCATCCCGCAGATCATGCCGAAGGGGTGGGAGGCGATAGAAGCAAGAATGGGCTGGGTTGAATATCACGACGAGGATGGTGTCGTTGTTCGCAACTTCCGCAACAGCGAAGAACTTCACAAGAGCCGCATGAAGGGGCCTGACGAAGTGGAGATAAAATAATGACATTCACCCTTCGACCCTACCAAGAGGCGGCCATCAACGGACTCTACGAGTATTGGTCCACGGGGCGCGGCGACAATCCGCTCATTGTTGCGCCTACCGGGGCTGGTAAGAGTGCCATCCTTGGAAAGATTATCATGGATGCAATGTCATTTCCCGGAACAAAGGTCATGGTCCTCACGCATGTCCGCGAGATTCTGGAGCAGAACGCAAAGGCCCTGTTGCGCATTTATCCGCAGGCCGACATCGGTTTCTACAGCGCGAGCATTGGGCAAAAGAGACTGGATAAGCCAATCATATTTGCTGGCATCCAAAGCGTGTATCAGCGCGCATATGACATGGTGCCAGCGCCAGACCTCGTTATCGTAGATGAGTCTCACATGATTCCCAAGAACAGTGAAACCAGATACGGGAAGTTCCTGTCTGACCTGAAGACGTGCAACCCAAAGGTAAAAATGATTGGCCTGACCGCAACGCCATACAGGCTCGACAGCGGATACCTTCACAAAGGCAGGGGCGCGCTGTTCGACGGAATCGCCTATGATATTCCGGTTGGTATGCTCATGGATGAAGGATACCTTTCTCCCGTCATATCAAAAGGCGGAGCAAAGAAGATTGACCTGACAAATGTCGGAAAACGCGGTGGGGAGTTTATCGAGAGCGAACTGGCAATCGCCGCGAGCGATCCCGAACTGGTCAAGGCGACAGTGAAAGAGATTGTTGAATACGGCCAGGATCGCAAGGCATGGCTTGTATTCGCATCAGGTCTCGGTCACGCCCAGATGCTCAGGGAGGAAATGGAAACATACGGCGTCTCGGTTGAGGTGGTGTCAGGCGATGATCCGATGAAGGATAGAGATCGCAAGATCGCAAGATTCAAGTCTGGTCAGGTTAGGGCTATCGTGAACTGCGGAGTCCTGACGACGGGCTTTGACCATCCCGATGTTGATCTTGTTGCGATTGTCCGGGCAACAGAATCAACAGGTCTCTACATTCAGATTGTCGGCAGGGGGACGAGACCTGTTTATGCGCATGGATATGATCTCTCGACAAAGGAGGGCAGGCTGTCCGCTATAAATAACGGGACAAAGCCGAACTGCCTGATACTCGACTATGGGGAGAATGTCTTTCGTCATGGCTTCATTGATGCCGTGAAGCCGAAGATCAAGGGGGAAAGCACCGGCGCTGGCGATGCGCCAACAAAGGAGTGCCCTAGCTGCAACTCAATGGTGTTTGCTGGGCTTCGTGTGTGCGGTGATTGTGGGCACGAGTTCCCGCCACCAGAACTAAACCACAACCACAAATCTTACAGCGGTGCAATTCTATCTACTCAAGTCCAGGATGAGTGGATTGACGTTGACGATGTGACATATGAAAGGTGGAAGAAGGAAGGAAAACCAGACAGCATCAGGGTTACTTACGTTTGCGGCATGACCAGAATCAGCGAATGGCTTTGCCCGGATCATGGAGGCTACGCAGCCATCCGGTATCAGGCAAGAATGCCTGCCCTAAAAGCACAGGCTATGACAACTGGTGACGCTCTGTCAGAGAGCGAAAATTGGATCAAGCCAAGCCGCATAAAGGTCCGCCCGGACGGAAAGTATCACCAGATCATTCAACTGGATTATTCTGGAAGGAAGGAAAATGAAAAGTCCAATTTCGACAAGTCAAAAGAACAAGAATGGGAGAGATATGCAGATGAGTTCATCTGAGGGATGCTCTTCCTGCGTAAACCTTTATGACGGAAAATACTGCATCAAGTGGCGCGATGTTGTCCCGGAGGAGGTCCAGAAACATGGCTGCGAAGAGATCGACCAATATCCACCCTTCTGAGCATGATGAGCAGAAGGGTCTAGTGAACTGGTTTCGCTCCACGTTTCCTGGCGTGTTGATATTTGCCATCCCAAATGGAGAAAAAAGGTCAATCAGCGTAGCGAAGAGACTGAAGGCTGAAGGTGTAGTTCGAGGGGTGCCTGACCTATTTGTTCCAGAGTGGAACCTGTGGATTGAAATGAAGCGAAAGAATGGTGGGAGATTATCATCAGAGCAGAAAAGCATGATTGAGTATCTCCAACGCATCGGCCAAACAGTAATTGTCGGCAGGGGTGCAACCGATGCCAGTCGTCAAGTCTTGGAGTTTGTATCTAAGGTTTAATTTTTTGGGCTGCACCCCAAATGCGTAATTCCCAGCCTTTCCGCAATTCGCTTGATGTGCTCACTCCTCCAAGGCCCTATGCTACGGGTCTTTTTTATTCCATGCTTGTTGAAGGATTGAGCGATTGAATAGTAAGACCTTCCAGCGGGGTATGACTCCAGTACAGACTTGAACGGCATGGCAAATTCGTATGCCTTTCTTTTGTGTGTCTGCCCCGCCGTCTTGCCGCCTTTAATCCTGTCTTCCCTCGTGAGATTCACACCAACGCCTCCACCTTTTCTCGCACCCCTAGCGTATCCGACAACGCCAAGATACCTG